GCCGGAGGCCCGGAACACGGTCCGCGTCACGTTCCCCTTCTCGTCCTCCGTCCAGGCCTCCCCGTCGGGGGCGGCGGTGAACGCGAACGACGAGCCGGTGATCGTCCGATCGGCGACCAGCATGGCCAGATCCCGGCCGTGGGTCGTCTGGATCGGCCGGTGGACGTACTCGAGGCCCTTCAGCGCCTTCCGGATTTCCAGGCGGCCGTTCGAGGTCCGGCCCGTGATCAGGTGGGACAGGTGGTCGGTCAGGAACGGGACGTCGATCTTCCCGCGCGGATCGTTCGCCTTGCGGTCGACCAGGCCGTCGAAGGCGGTCGGGGCGAACTTCTCGCGGAAGCCGCCGAGATCCACGGACATCGAATCCCACGGGGGCGAGATTCCGGTGATCACCGGCGGCTCGCCGTCTCGGGTCTCGACCCGGATCGCGTCGGGGTAGTCGGTCGTCGGCAGATAGCGGCGTTCGATCTCGGCGGTCATTCGTCGGTCTCCTGGTCCAGTGGCTCGGCCGACAGCTCCGACACCCGCCGGCCGACCGTGAACTCGGTCGGCTGGCCGTCCTGGTAGACGCGGACGCTGGCGGCCGGCTCGGCCTCCGTGGCGGCGATCGCGAACGGCGAGCCCTCGACCCCCAGGACCCCGTCGATCATCAGGTGTTCGATCGTGCCTTCCCCGCCGGCCCAGTAGACGTACTGGCCCTCGCGGAAGCCGCCGGCCTCCGGCACCCCGGCCCCCGGCCCGCGGGCCGGCTGGGGCTCGTCGGCGGCCGGCTCGTCCTCGGGCTCGTCGGCCGGCTCCGCCACCGGCTCGCCTTCGGGGGCGGCCGCCGCGGCCGCGGCGTTGCCCAAGGTCGAGAACCCAAGTTGCATGAAGGTCTCGTTCGCGGCCTGGTCGTCGAGAACCTCGAGGTCCTCGAAGTCGCGGATCTCGTTCGGGGTGATCGCCCCCATGTTGAACATCGACTGGTAGAGCGCCGCGCGGCTCGCGGAGTCGCCCCGCAGGAGCCCGCGGTTGTCGAGCCGGACGTAGACGTCGTCGCCGTAGACCGGCTGGAGCGCCATATCGAACGGCCCCTCCATCCGCTTTTGCCAGGGCAGCATGCACCACACCTGCGCGGAGAGATGCTCCTGTTCCGGGTTCGAGTAGCGGGCCATCTTGGCATCGCCCAGGAGCGTGGACGGGACGCCCCAGTGGCGGCAGATGTCGGGGAGGATCGCGTCCCGGAGCTGCTGGTACTGGCTCTGTTCCATGCTGTTGGATTGCATGGGCGTCAGCGTCATCTTCTTCGTCATGACGGCCGGGGCTCCGCGGTTGGCCCCGCCGTACATCTCGCGGAACATCGTCCGCAGCTGGTCGATCGCGCCCTCGTCGAGCTTCTCGTCGGTCTGGATCACGAAGTCGGGCCGGGCCCCGTTCCGCCAGTAGGCGGTGGCGGCCACGTCGAGCTGGCGGGCCAGGCCGATCGAGGTCGCGCAGACCTCGGACGGAGCCATTCCCCAGAGGCCGTTTTCGCTCATCCACTTCCAGTGGAGGACCTCGGTCTGGGCGAGCGGCTCCCAGCCGCCCTTCTCCTTGAGGAACTGGTAGCGGATCGAGTAGTCGGGCAGCTGCTCCACCTTGACCCGGGTCGGGTGCATGGGGATAAGCGTGGACATGAAGCCCCGCTCGCCCGGCAGGATCCGGGCGAAGCCGTTGCCGTGGAGCGCCGTCCAGTAGGCCTGGAGCGACATGAAGTCGAACGACGTCTGCCACGGGTTCGGCCGCCGGCGGATCGCGTAGGCGGCCGGCGGATTGAACGGGACCTTCCGGCCGTTCGGTAGCGTCTGGTGGATGTGGACCGGCATCACGCCGACCCCCTGCCCGATGAACCGGCAGACCGCGAAGATCGACGACACCCGGACCGCGATCTCGGGGGTAATGTGGCCCCCCAGCAGATTCCCGCCGGTGCCGCTCCAGGCCGACGGCGACAGGGCCAGGTTTGACCCCCGGACGGAGAACATCACCGGCCCGGTCGCCTTGCCGCGCCGCCGCGAGGGCCGCTTCGTGGTGGTGGCGGTGGCCTTCTTGGCGGGCATCAGGCGGCATCCGGGGACCCGGCGCGTACTGCGGCCGGGGGTGGCATTGTCCGGCCGCCTGTCCGAACCCTTGAACCAGTGCCCCTACCAGAGCGACACGATGCGGTAGTCGTCGGGGCTCGGCCCGTCGAGCTGCTCGTCGGCGTCGATCGCCATCGCGAAAGCGTTGGCCGCGGCCGCCAGGCCGTCGATCTTCTCGGTGCTCTTGCCCTTGTCCGGTTTGATCATGCCGGTCGCGTCCGTGTAGACCAGGCAGTGGTTCGCGTTCCAGAGGAGGATCGGCGACTCGTAGCGGAACTTCCCCTCGACGACCAGGCCCTCGAGCATCTTGCACGGCGAGTTGAGCCGGGCGGTCGTCTGGGCCACCCCCTTCACCTCGAGGCCCTCGCGTTGCAGGAACGTCGCGAGCGGCCCGACTTGCCAGGGGTCGCTCCCGACCTTCACGATCCGGTGGTCCTGCCCGAAGGCCAGGATGTCGCGGGCGACCGTCTCGTGATCGAGCCGCGCCCCCGGCGTCACGGTCAGCCAGCCCTCGCGGATCCAGGTCGAGTAGGGGACCCGGTCCTTCCGCTCCCGCTCGGCCACGGTCTCCTCCGGCACCCAGTACCTCATGAGGGCATCCCAGGATCCGTCGGCCGCCTTGAACAGGAAACAGGCCGCGGTCATGTCGAGGTTGCTGGCCAGGTCCACGCCGACGACGCAGGGCCGGCCGGCGAGCGCCTCCGGCGGGGGCCGGCGGCAGCTCGCGAAAGCGTCCCCCTTGAACCATTGCTCGTCCCGGCCGTCGGCCCAGACGTTGAGCGAGTAGCGGAGCCAGCGCGAGAACTTCCGGGAATCGGTGGTCGCGTCCTGGTGGTCGGCCGCGAACTCCTCCTCGGAGAACGTGATCCCCATCGACGGATTCGCTTTCCGCCAGACGGCCGGATCGGAGAAGTCGTCGTCGGGGGCGGCCGCGTAAATCAGGCCGTAGAAGGACGGGTTCGCGGCCGGGTCGCCGCCGTGTTCGTGGCTCACGAGCTGGGCGTCCTTCCACCACTGGTATCCGACCCCGTTCTTGTTCTCGCCGGCCGTCGAGATCGCGAGGACCAGGCCGTTCGGCGTGGCCCGGGTCGCGTAGGTCAGGGCCGCGATCAGCGCGTCCGACTTGTGGGCGTGGATCTCGTCCACGATCACGGACCCGTTCAGGCCTTCGTTCCGGTAGGCGTCGGCCGACAGGCACCGGAGGACGTTCCCGTTCTCGCGGTTTTTGATCAGGCTTTTCGAGTCGACGACCTCGAGCAGCTTCGCCAGCTGCGGGGAGGCCCGGACGAACTTCGACACGACCCGGTAGATCTCGCGGGCCTGGAGGCGGTCGACCGCCGCCAGGTAGACGTCGGAGATCGGGTGGTGGGCGGTCAGGAGGTACTGGGCCAGGGCCGCCATCAGGAAACTCTTCCCCTGCTTCTTCGGGCAGAAGATCCCGGCCCGGCGGTAGCGGAGCCGGCCGTCCGGCCGCTTCCACCCGAACAGCGGCTCGACCACCCGCTCCCGCTGCCAGTCGATCAGGCGGAGCGGCTCGGGAGCGCCGCCGGTGGTCGAGGGCATCCGGCAGAATCGCTCGATGAACTCGACCGGCCGGCGGGCGGCCGCGGCGTCGAAGACGTAGCCCGGGCAGGCCTCGGGGCGGTCAGGCCCCGGTGAAGGCCCGGAGGGCATCGTCTTCGTCTTCGCCATGGTCGATCTCCGCGGCCGGTAGCCGCGCCTCGTCGGCGGCGGTCAGGCCGAACTTCGCCGCCAGTGTGACGAAGTCCCGGCGCGAGTCACGCAGCAGCCGCGCGACCGGCGACACCGCCTGGCCCTTGTCGGTCGCGGTGATCCACCCCTCCGCGGCGATCGTGCGGCCCAGCTCGCGGACGTCGGCGAACAAGTGGCAGAGCTGGGCGAAGGCCTCCGCGTGGATCTGGCGGAGGCGGCCTTCGGCCGACAGGGTCGGGGCGTGGGCCTCCCAGAAGGCGGCGGCCAGCGGCCGCTCGGCCAGGTGGGCCGGGGGAGTCACAGACTCCACTTCGGTCGCGGGTCGGGCGAGGGTGTTCCGGCCGGTGGTCGACCGCTCGGATGTCGGATCAGGCAGGGGGCCGCGTCTTCCCATTTTCAAGCCTCACGATTTTTGGGAAACCCGACAGAAACTCGCGTTGGGGTCGCGTGGGGTCTTCCGTGGAATGTTGATTTTGTAGGCGACCCCACCCCCCATTACAGCGCCCCCCGACGCCGCTGCTCGGCCCTGGTCTTCCGGCCGTGGCAGCTCGAGCATCGCCAGGCCAGGTTCGCGTCGTCGTCGCTGCCGCCGTCCTCGAGCGGGACGATGTGATCGGCGTGGCCGTTCTTCCCGTAGGCGACACGGTGGCAGTCCCGGCACACGAAGGCGTCCCTGGTCCCGATCCGGATCCGCTTGGCCCGCCAGTCCGCCGTGAGGTAGTGGGCGTGTTCCTTCGTCTGCTCGACGGCCAGGAATCGCGGCGGCTTCCAGCGTTCGATCCTGGCTGGCATGGCGTCACATTGTGCGTCTACGGACAGTCAGGCGGGATCGTCTGTCGGCTATGGCTTAACGATCTCGCCGTCTACTACCGGCCATCCAATGCCGACAAGACGCCCGCCTGTGCAAATCCACTCGCCGCCCAAGTGCTGGACGCACCAGGCCGCGTTGTCGCAGACCAGAACCTGGGTGACAAAGCCGCCTTCGATCTTGGAGCAATACTGTTCGCTCATGCGGACCTCTTGTACCTAACAACAACAATACCGGAGCCGCCGTTGCCGCCGTTGCCGCCTATTTGGCCTCCACCTCCACCGCCGCCGCCCCTGTTGCTGGTGCCATTCTGGGCATTGGCAGTAGTGCTGGCAGTGCCATTGCCCCCGCCACCAGACCCGCCATTTCCAGCGGTATTGCCCGCCCATCCGCCACCGCCACCTCCACCTGCATAGGTCACAGTCGTACCGGTGATTTCAGAGTTAGAGCCAGCCCCTCCATTTCCGGCCACTGAGCCAGAAAAGTTGCCGCCTGCGCCCGCTGCGCCACCGCCGCCTCCACCTAGGTAAGTTCCGCCGCCGTTGCCGCCTGCATTTCCTTGCGACGGTGATGCCGAGGGCGTATTTCCTGCTCCACCAGTTTGCCCTATAGTGGCGTTGTGGTGGCCGCCGCCGCCTGAGCCGCCCGCCTGGGCGTCACCACCACCGCCAGCCGATTGAACGCCAAAGGCAGAACTCGGATTGCCTGGATTTCCCGCAGTCGGTGCTCCGCCCGTAACAGACCCAGTTCCGCCGCTGCCGACAACTATGTTGTATGAAATGCCGGACGCATAATGAGTTCCTATTCTAAATCCGCCTGCGCCGCCGCCACCGGCAGCCCGTCCGCCTCCACCGCCGCCGCCTGCAACGATGAGATACTCCACCTGCCCGCCCCTGCTAAACGACAAACTGCCGCTTGTGTTGAAAATATGCGCTCGCCAGTTCACGCCGTTGCCATCGGTGTAGTCAGTGGCAGAAATAACGTTATTCGATGCGTCTCTCGCTACGGCGACCGGGAGGCCGCTGGCTCGCGGAACCAACAATCTCGGATTCATAGCCATCGGGGGAGCGTCCGTAGAGTAGGGTGATGTGGCGACGTTCAGATAACCCGCCAGCGGTCGGTCGTGCCGTCGTACACGAGCAGGGCCGCGCCGCCCTTGGCGGCCAGGACGTAGTCGCCTTCCCAGGGGACCAGGATCCGGTTCACGTCCGTCGAGTCGGCGCTGGCGTGTTTCAGGGTGATCGCGTCGGTCGAGTCGACGTTGATCAGGAGAATCGCGTCCCCGTCGTTCCGGGCCACGATCCCGGTGATGTTCCGGGCCGCGTTTGCCGTGAGCCGGAAGATGTCCTTCCCGGCCCCAGGCTCGTAGTTGTTCTGGTTCGCGGTGATCTCCGCCGGGCTCTCGACCGTGTTGGTCCGGGCCAGGTCCACGATCGACCCGATCGTGACCTTCTGGGTTTCGGTGCCGGCGGCGTTGGTGGCCGGGACGATCGCCCCAGCGGCGGCGCTGCCGGACGGTAGTTCGGAGATCTTGACGTCTGCCATGGTGTTACTGCTCCGTCCGGAGGAAGTTGCCGTTCTCGGCCTGGAGTTGGTTCCCGGCCTCGGTCAGGATCGTGTTTGGCGTTGCCGGCGCGGCCGGTCCGCGCCGCAGCTGCTTCCGCAGCAGCGACAGGATCCGGTTGTTCCGGGGCGGGCTGCGGCGCGGCGGGGGGATTCTGGTCATGGTGTCAGGGTAGGGGTGGGTGGCCGGTCCCTTGAACCTGGCCCCGCCAGCGTTGGTCGCGTTCCTCGTCGCTCCAGGCCTGCTGCTCGAGCAGCGTCAGCCGGCCGTAGATCTCCTCCTCGGTGGGATCGTTCGGCCGCCGTCGGCCCCCGGTGCCGCGGCCGCGCTTCGGCAGGCCGGCGAGCTGGTCCTGGAGGCGGGCCTTCAGGGTGTCCACGCTCACCCCGATCGCCTTGGCGATCTGCTGCTGGGTCTCGCCGGCGAGCCAGGCCTGGCGGACCTGTTGGATCTGCCGGGCCGTCAGGACGTTCCGCCGGGATCCGCGGAACTGGTTCGTCCCGTCCCGGGCCCGAATCGGAAGCCGGCTCATGGCTGGAGCCTCCGGATCGTGACGATCGTCCGCGGGCGCTCGCCGTCGGCCGCGTAACGCTTCCGCCCGCTCCACTCGACGACCTGGTCGTCGTCGAGCCACACGGACCCGGAGTCCGTGATCGCGTCACAGGCCCCCTTGCACAGGTTGTCCCAGTCCCCGGACCGCTTCGGGGGCCAGAGCGGGGCCTTCGCCGTCAGCGACCCGTCCTTCCGTCGATGGGACGGCGGCCGCTCGATCACGAACTCGAGGTCGATCGCGTGGGCGTTCGCCGACGGGGTCCGGCCGGCCGCCGCGATCCGGGCCGCCAGGACCGCCGCGGCCTTGTACCCCGCGATCCCGTTGTCCGGCGTGTAGACGTGGCCGTTCCTGGCCATCCGGGCCCGCGGCTGCGGGAACGGCTGGCCGGGGATCTCGAACGTGATCGCGGTCGCATCCATGCGGCCCGCCACGGTAGGCGATCCGCGGCGCGAGTCCAGCGTTCACCGCGTGGCCAAGGTTTCAATCGAGCGGGGTTCTCAGTCCAGCCGTTCCAGTGCCGTGTTGATAATGACCGCGATGTCCGTCCGGCCAGCGTCCTCGCAGATGCAAGCGGCCGCGCTGATCGCCTCCCGCTCCTCGTCGGTGAGCGTGGGCGAGCGGTAGAGCGGGACGACCTGCGCCATCCCGACAACCGCACCTTGGGCGTCCTGCCGATGGTACGCCAGACACAGCGGCACGCCGTTCTGGACGACCGCTGCCCACGCTACAGGCACGCCGTTCCAGCGCGATGCCGACCCGTGAGAACCAGCGGATGCAGGAGACGGCTCGGCACCGCCCTGCGTGTTGTCTGTGCTCATAGTTCGCCGCTCCTAATCCTTCACGTTCATGCGATCCACCCGCCGCCTGGATTTTCGTTGCGGTCACTCGGGGTCTGGCGGCAGCGG